GTCGGCGATGTAGACGATGGACGACACCGACACCACCGGCAACGCGCTCAACTCAATCTCGCACGGAAACTGCTCAAGGGTCAGTGTCCACGTGGCGGGCATAATCTGCCGCCCCGTCAGCTTTTCAATCGCCTCTGTAGCCCGCTCAATCAGCGATTGCAGGTAAGCGTCGTGCTCCTCTGTGCCCATAACGCTGCACTGCGCCTTGGCTTCGTCCAAGGTGATCGGCGTAAGCGTCGGGGCCACAGTGCGCTTGTACTGCATTCCAGCCTCATGCGGAGTCGGCTGCCGGCCGGCGGTGAATGACCGACCGGCAGCCGAGGGCGAACATGAACGACTACGAATCCGCGGTCAAACAGAGATACGTGGAGGCCGTCACCACGTTGGTCTGTTTGACGCGATCCGTCATAAACAGGGCCGCGCCCGTGATGGCCTTCTCGTTGCCAGTGTGATCTTCCAGATACGCCTCGACCTCGTCGGCAGCGCCGGTGGTGGTGGCTTCCAGGTTGATGCCCTTGCCGGTTTCGCTCATGTTGACGACGAGCAGGTTCTGAAAGAGCACATCGAGCGACTGGGCAGCTGATGCCGTGATGACACCGCCGCTAAACTCACCCTTCAGGTAGCAGTTCCGCACGGTCAGGCGATGCGTCGCGCCTGCACACAGGATGCAGTCGGTGGCCGGTGCCGTCAGGGCGATGCCGTAGTAGCGGCAATTTTCGATGGTCACGTCGGCAACCGCGGCGGCGATCGAAACGCCAATCAAGGCGCCGAGAATCACAGACGTGTCGAAGAAGTTGACGCCGCGCAGTTGCAGCCCATCCGCGTTGGCACCCACGGTCATGGCGGCCGCGATGTTGAGGAAGTTGCTGATGATGTCGACGTTCTCGATTGAGCAGTTGGCCGCCGTCACATTCCACGTGGCGGTGGTGGCTGTCGTGATCGAAAATTGCGGCTTCAGCCGGCCGGTCCCGAGGCCAATGACGCGCACGCCGGCGACGTCCATCGTGAGCGTGGCGGCGGCAATCAGCGCTTCCGCGTGGCCCGGCATCACGTAGATGATGTCGCCCTTGTTGGCCGTGCAAAGTCCGATGGCGTAATCGAGCGTGGCAAGCGGCTTGTCCGGGCTCGTGCCGTAGCCGCCGGCATCGGTGCCGGTGACGCTGTGAACGAAAATCCGCGCGCCGGTGGTCACGGCCATATCTTCGACCGCAAACAGCCCGCCGACAGAACGACGAACAAACAGAGCAGTGCGAGAAAGACCCATTTCGGTTTTCCTTACGAAAGTTTACGAAAGTTGGTGAAGGATGCCGGGGGCCGGCACGATACCGGCCCCCGGCTCCAGGTGAACGCTACGAAATCGTGGTGGCAGTCAAACCAGTGAACTGGTTCTTCGCTTCGTGACGGATGTACGTCACGGCAACCTCGTCGTCGTTGTGGTTGCAGTCGACGTAGGCGGCGACATAGCGAAGGTTGTACCCCAGCGCCTTGCCGATCTGAGCGATTTCCTCGGCAATGCACTCCAACACGGCGTAATCGCCAACCGCATCGGCGGCAATCGCGCCAGTCGTCTTGATCTCAGTCGCGTTGGTGCCGGTGGCATCCTCGGCGGCGTAGATCGACAATTCTGTCATGCCGGTGCCGACCAGCAGGTCGGTCATGGCAATCACAGCAAAGGCGTTGTAGTCACGCAGGTCCTTCCACGTGAGGGCGGTTGCGCCCGCTTTGACGCTTTGCTCAATGGCCGCGTCGGCGGGAGCGTGGTGGAACATTTCAATCTTCGCGTGGGCGAAGAGTTTTTCAGTCGCAATAGCGGAAGCCATATCGAAACTCCTTCGGACAGATGGTTGTGGTCAAAAACTACGCACGCGCGGCAAGCGTCACGAACGGCGAGAGCGTCTTGGCCGACTTCTTCGGCGTCAACGCGGACCGCCACCAGCACTTGCCGCAGTTCCGCAGCCAGAACTTGAAAGTGCGCTCGTGGTTGACGAACCGCACGTGGATGGACTCGGCCGAATTGAGAGCCTCGTAGGTGCCCTCCAGGTACTCGGACCAGTTGGCCAAGATCAGATCGCCGACGTCGCCCACCGTGGCGCAGTACTCGGTGAGCACGACGGGGCGGCCAAGGATGCGATCCGGCTCGCCGTCGCGGGCGGAGACTTGCCACAGCGGCACGCCGCCGGTGCCAATCGGCATGACCAGCGACATGAGTTGCGGCAGGCAG